ATTTGAGTAAGTCTAAATTTACGTTTTTGGTCTTGAGATATCAAATCCCTCATTTCCTCGTATTGATCTTGACTAAAGTGGAAGATGTTTTCATAGATACAATCTGAGGGAACTAATTTAGATTCCATCATTTGAGAAGCTAAATCCATTTTTTCCTTCATCAAAGCTACTCTTTCTTGGTCGTAGATAATTGATGGGGTAGTTAAATTTAATTCAAAATTACCTAAATTATCTGCTGTATAACCTTGAGAATATAAATGAACAATAGCTATTTTATATAGTTCTGATAAGATAATACGTTGGATACGATCAATTGTACGAGCAAAACGAATATCTTCAGCAGCTAATGTTGCTTTACCTTGAAGATTTTCATCATAACCCATAAACGCTTTAGGTACCTTAAGGGCAGCAAATAATTTATCTCTTAAATAATTTACATCAGCAATACCATCATAATTTAATCCACCTAAATTTTCAATACTAGTAGTTGAATCATTACCCCTAACTGGAATGTAATAATCCTCCATCATGTTTTGTGAATTATATTTTAAATTATACTCACCTGTTCTTTCATCTACTAATGGAGTACGCTTCATAGTAGAGATAGTTTTTTGCATAAAACTTTCTACTTCATTTGGAGGTATACTACCAACATTGATTTTAAATACACGACGGTCTGGGGAACGAGTTATTCTATGGATTAACATAGCATCCTCCATTAAAGCATATTGTTTGTATAATCTACGAGCTGGTTCAATATATGCTCTTCCGTAGGGTAGATAATTAACATCTGTCATTAAACGGAAATGGGCAACCTCATAGTTATCAAATACTACTGTTTTGTCGTCTTTTTGACGAGTAGCAACATCCGGAACTGGGTAATACCCTGAGCTACCACCATACACACCATCAGGTGAGTAAATAAATTTTACAGCATTTGGGTTTTCTTTATCGTAATTTTCTTGTCTTTCAATATGGTAAGCGGTAATAGGAATTACATTATATACACCATACTTTTCTGCAATCTCTAGTTTCAAGAAAAAATCACCATACTTACACATTTGGCGAATCCACGACCAAAGGTTAAATTCAATGTTTAATACATCATAAAACAAGTTATAAAGTATCTGCTGGATATCCTCATCATTGGATCTGATTTGTAATACCTCACCCATTTCATTTCTTAAGGTAGATTCCTCTGCGATTATATCAAGTGCAGAGGCAATGATAGCGTCTTGATCCATGATATCATAGTCCGAATATATAAACGTTCTAAGATACTGGTAGTTAATATTTAACTGTTGGCCATATAATGATGAGGCCGCAGGTGAATAGATACGATTAAATCGATCTACTAGGGAATTTGTAGCTACGTCTCCGGATCTTTGTATGCTATCTACGTCTAAAACTTTTAATTCTCCTCCACCTTGATTTCGGATGATTACATCCGTAGAGAATAATCGTTGTAAACGTGTAAATAAATTGGTATTTGCCATAGAAATATATTATAAATATTATAAAACCCAGCTAATGTCTTCCTCTCCTCCATTTCCAGTTTTAACTGAATATGGGTTAGGAACATTTCTTGGATTATAAGCACCTGAATATGGTGAGTTACCTTTTGAAATGTTACCTAGAGCGGCTCTTGTCATATCGTGGGATTGTTGTTGAAATTTTAATGATGTGTCTCTCAGGAACATACCGATCCCAAATGACATAACCAAATCATCGTTATATCCTTGTTGTGCCTCTGGTCGGCCATTTTTCCAAACAAATACTTTCATTTCCTCTAACAATCGTTTTGAACGAATAGTTACTGATTTATCACCAACATACTCTCTAAATTTATTAATTACTAATGGTCTTGTTCTTAAAGACATAGTAAAACCAGGAGTCATGTCTGAATTACCTTCAAATACTCTAAGGTATGATTCGGCTGTAAGTTGTTCTGATTTGGGGGAATGATATAGGTTTCTGTATCCTCTTTCAATAATGGCATCCAATGTTGCCCAACCAATTGAAGCGTTTTCTACAACTAGCATTGCATTATTATATTCGGCAGCTAGTCCAACTAAAAAATAACCAAATTCTTTAGGAGGTAATTGACCCTTATATTCAGCCACTTGTGTATTTGTTGCTATATCGAGTATATGGCAAGCGGAAGAGTCTTTACCATCACCACGAGCAACGTCTGCTACTATCATGTATTCACGAGTATAATCGGCTGGTTCCCATATCCATAGGTTTTGGTCTGTACCTCTTCGTTCTAATGGATCTTTTACAGTAGTTGTTTTTATTAATTCAATCCACTCATTGTAAAATACTACATCACCTGATGTACTAAAGTCACAGTCACATTCTTGTGCTGCTAATCTAGGATCTCCTAACAATTCATCTTGACGTTTTCTCCAGTTTTCATCTCGTTCAGGGTGAACATACCAAGGTAATTTAATAGGTAAGAAATCGTTTTCTTGGGCTTCTGCTCTTACCCATGTTTGATGGAACCAGTTTCCAGTACCATATGGGGTAGATAATACAATGGCACCACCACCCGTTGCTAAGGTTTGTTGAGCGGAAGCCCAAATTTCACCAATATTTTCAACAAACGCTGCCTCATCTATTATCAACAATGAAACGGCTTCTGAACGACCTGCATCACTTGATGCTGAAGTGGCTTTAATTTGAGAACCATTTGATAGTCTTAAAGATAATTTATTGTGTTCATCTGCTGGTATTTTAAGCCAAGAAGGTAAGTTATCATACATAAACTTTACCTTAGTAACCATGTTACGAGCTGTTTCTTGCTTGGTTGCAATACATAACACGTTTTTGTCTTTATGAAATAACATTAACCATAAAGAATAACCAGCTGATAAGGTTGAAATACCTAGCTGTCTTGATTTTAAGATAATTGAATATGGATGGTCCCTGAATAAGTGTAATACCTTTTCTTGAAAAGGATACAAATTAAACATTACTCTACCCTTTTGGGGGTGTTGAATGTTACAGTACTTTTTCATAAAGTGAGCAGGGTCTTGTACGCACTTTACGTATTCTTGGGCTATAACCTGTTTTAAATTTACTTCGCTCATAATAACGCTATTATAGTTATAACAAAAATCATACCAGTACCGATTTGAGAAAACATATTTTTTATTTTTAAAATGTTTATTTCGGTATTTTTTTCTGAGATTATTTTATCTTTATTTTCTATGATATCTTTGTGTTTATTTTCTTTAAAAATATAACTATCAATTATAGAATCTCTAACAGTAACTGTTGAATCAAGTAATAACACTGTTTCGGATAAATTAGTTATAGAATCTCTAGTGTTTTTTAATTGATTTGATAAGTGGTCTTTTTCGTTTTTCATTATCAAAGCATTTTTCAATGCCCTAATGGGTACCAAAGCTAAGGAATCAGTCGTAGTCGAAAAGGTCTGTGAACTCAGCGATGATATCATCATTAGATAAATTACGAAGGCGATCTTGTTCTTCATTGTATCTTTTTTGATAGTAATTAGCTTTATCAGCTATTTTACTTAATTGTTTTTTATTATCTATAATCTGGGAATCCAAACTAGTCCTTATTGAATCTAGTTTTTGGATTTTAATATTTGTAATTAAAATTTGTTTCTGGAGTGAATCAATTGTTATTTTATATTGTTCTACTTTGTTTGAATCACTAGAAAAATCCTTAATATAAAAATAAAGAGTACCTATTAAGATACTCCCTATTAATAATATAATGTAATCTTTTATTTTCATTTTATCCTACTAACCCACCAGTATCAATTTTAACGTCTCTTTCTTTAAACGCTTTAACTAATTCTGGTTTCTTAATAAATTGTTTTAAGGCAGCCATTTTTTTATCTTTTTCAGCTCCTTTATCCATTGATTTGATCTTTTTAACTAATGTAGATAATCTAGTTTTGAAATCTTCAAATTCGGAGTTTGGTACTTTAAATTTAGAAGGTGGACCTTTTACTTTTTCTTTTTCAAGTTCA